ATATCAGAGAAATGTTCCTCCCGTAAGATCGCTCCTATCCGGGCGGGTCCGATGGCGCGGCTGATAAGTGAAATCATCCGATTTGTGCGGTTACGCGCGCCGGCATGTCGCGCATTTGTTTCATGATCGCGTCAATCGTCGCTCGCGCCGCTTCACCGGGCGCCTCCGTCGCCTGCGCGACGTTTTGGTTGAGATTGACGTCACCGAAATTATTCACGACGCTTCCGCCCGTACTGCGATTGCTACGCATCATCGACCAAGCCGGCGGTGGTTGGAATTTTGCAGGAGCGTTGGAGGAAAGCGGTTTGCCATTGGTTTGAATCGTAGGCTCGGCCGGGAATAACGATGGAGCACTGCTCACTGGCGCGTTTCCCGGTTGCACGTCAGGTTCAGTGCCGATTGGCCTATCAGATAAATCCAAGCTCTCGCCTCCGCCGCCAGGCAGCTCCGGTTCCTCCCAACCTCCGGAGGCTCCGACGCCGCGGTACGTTTTTTCACCGGGTGGCCGAGACGTCGCTTTTTTGACCGGCCGATTTTGATATCTGTAGGGGTCTGTCTTGGATTCGCCTAAAATTCCGAGCGGTTTTGTAATGAAACCCGGTAAAGAGCCACCCAACGCTTCATTGATTCGATTGCCTATGAATTGGGCGACATCGCGCCATTCAATTTCCCGGACGACGCGCATCATCGCCTCGTAGAGTGAGTCGAAAAAGCGCTTCACGGACGCCGTCAACCGCCCCATGTTGCTATCACTTGACCACTCCTCGATGCCCTTCGTGAAGCCGCCCATCCCCTCCGCTTCGATCAGGCCGGCGAGGCGTTCACCTAGTTGCTTCACCCCAAAAGTCCATTTATCGATCGAGGCCGTGACCCAGTCCGTAATTACGGTTCCCCAGTCGGTCTGAAGCTCGGGCGGCCGCATTACCCATTCGCCGCTCGGAGCCTGCATCATTTCCTTGGTTTTTTGCAGATCGCCGAACTTTTTAATGAGGATACCGATGGCGGCCGCGACGCCGACAATAGCGGCCGACACGGGTGAGATCGCGATCCAGAGACCGGCGAAAGCGATTCCCATTGCAGCCAAAACCGGTTTCACCATTTCCCAATTTTTGATGATGATTCCAACCCATTCCGCCGATGATTTACCTATGTTGACGAAGGTCTGAGAGATCTTGGTTGCCGCTTTCCCGATGGCTTCATCGTTGCGGTCAAGCCAGTCGAGGAGCGTCTTGAGTTGGCCCTTTGCAAAATCGCCAAACCCGGATTCGAAGATCCGGTTCAGGAACATTTCCCAGGAATCGCCGAGGTTGGAAAGCAAACCGCGCCACGTTTTGCTTTGCTCGATCATCGCTCCTTGGAACCGCGGACCCCAAATCTCGAAGAGCCCTTTGCGGATGGCGTCGCTCGTTTCGTTGACGACCTTCGTCATTTGCTTGCCGTCCTGCGTCCAGCGCATCGTCACCTTGCCGTGGTCCTTGCTCGCCTTTATCCCGAATTCCTTGAGCCGCTCGAACTCGCCGGTTTGCGCGTCCGCTATTGCCTCAACGGCCTGCATGATCGGTTTGCCCATCGCGCTTGCGGTATCACCGAGCACCTGCAGGGTGCCCTCGGCGAAGGGATCTATCCCGTACGACTTCAGGCGAACAAAGGCCTCCGAAACGCCTTGAAGTGAGTAAGGCGTGGTGCGGGCGAATTGTTCGATCTTCCCGAACGCTTTCGCGGCGGCCTCTTCGTTCCCTTCGAAGGCCGTTTTCATTTGTGCCTTCAGGGATTCGAAGGAACCGCCTATATCAAGGACCTTGCGTGCAAATACGGCCGGTAACGCTGCGCCGGCCGCTGCGGCCAGACCGCCCGCTACGGTAGCGAACGTCGAGGCCGAGGCAGTAAGAGCCTTGAGCCGCCCGCCAAACGTGACGGCGCGTTTTGCGGCGCGATCCATGCCGCTTTCAAAGCGCTTCAAATTTTGCTCGCCTTGGAGCTTCCAGCCTAAAAGTCCGACGAGTTCATCAACGATTGGCATAGGGCGGCGGCGCTCCTCTTTTCATAGCAAACAGACGGCGATTGCTCCCGCGATGATGGCGACGATGGCACCCACGAAAACGCTCATCTCCGGATTATCAGATTTTATGAAAGCCCAACGCACAGTGGTGATGAAAGCGGCCGCAATCATCCACGTCGGCAGCGCAATGATAAGAAACAAACTCAGCGTCTCATACATTGCGCATCGCCTCCTCATCTTTCGCGCGTTGGGCGTCAAGCAGGTCCAACGCTTCGTTGGCATCAAAGACGTCCCGGATCGTCACCCAAGCGGATTTACCGCGCATGTCAGCGAGCGAGTAAATTTGAGGCGTTGAGTAAATCGGTCGCCAAAGCATGAGGTGAAGGTTGGGCGCGATGTCTTTGATCTCTTCCGGCGTCAGAGCGCTGGTGGAGGTTTTGGGGGAGTAGGTCCCAAAAGTTCGGTAAAAAAATCGCCTAAGATTTCCCCCGTGGCCCAGAAGAGAACTTTGTAAAGTTCACCGATTCGCCCGGTAAAATCGCCATTCAAATTGCAGCGGGAGAAGCCGGCCGGACGCTTTATTTCAACAAGGCTGATCACGTCACTGATAAAGCTTCGGATTTCGCGCGGATCATTTGAACGAAAAACGGTAGCGAAAGCATTGATGACTTCAATACCGGCTTCTTCCTTCTGATCGCCGCGCACGGCCTCGAGGAGTGCCGGGAAATATTGAACCGCGCTCCCGGCGATGCGGGTGAAACGGATTTGCAAGTCTATCACGACCTCGGCCAACGGGGGCTCGAGGTGGTATTCAGCGATTTGAGTTTTGAGATCAGGCATTTACTTATCGGTTTTGCTTATCCTCGGTTTTCAGGAACTTTCGGCTGATAATCACCGGTCACAAGCGTCCACTCGCGCATTTGCGCCTCAGTCCCCACCTGCGCTTCGGCCATGATTTCGATGAAACATTCATCACCGGTGCCGCCTTCGCCCGAACCGGTTTCGGCCCAGTCGAACGGGATGCCGCTGACGAGGCGCCCTTGATCCTGCTGCTTCATGCGCTCGAGTAAAAGCTCGTGCGTGGGCGACGTGTGCATCAACTGGAGCTTGAAGCGGCACGCTTTGTTTGGCGAAATGCTGAAAATGGTTTCGCCGGCGGCGCCGACCAGCAGGAAACCACGGTTGCTATCGGGCGTCACCGTCAGCGCAGCGTTTCCGCTATACCAGCCGATGACGCGTTGGCCGTCGACGGTAGCGACGACGTTTTTCATTGAATAGGATCGAGTAGGCATGATTAGAACTCCATGAAGTAATCGACTGCGAACCAGTGCATGGCGCCGGAATAACGGAACTTGCACGTTACGGGCGGCGCAATACGAGCGGCGCGTTGAGCGGCGGTTGTTACGTTTCGGATTTTCGGGACTGTGATTTGCACCGACGGTTCGTAGAGCCCGGTGGTCGGGTTTTCGTCGATCGCGATGCATCCGGCACGAGTCGCTGCCTGCATCACCTGGCGCACAACGCCGCCGACCATTTCCATCCCCTCGTCAGTCATCGGGATGGCCGCGTTGTTCAACGCCAGCGCGAGTAGCGCTTCCTCGGTGCGCGCAATCGTCCAGTCCGCGAAATGAATCGAGTCAATGAAAACATTCTGCGTGCTGGTCGATCCCTCAATCACGAAATGCTGCTGGCCGATATCGACGAGGCAGTTCGCCATATGGCCGACTGTTGAGCTCTGGCCGACGCCAACATTGAATCCAGTAATCGCATTGATCTGCGAAGTGTTCGGGTAAATCGGGTCGAGCCCCTGCAGACGTTTGTATTTACCCGTATAGTTCGAGTTTGGATTGTCGAAGTTCCGGGTGCCGAGATATCCAGCGTATGGGAATGCTCCAAACTGCGTCGCTGTGCGATCGTAGAAGATGCAACTGCGTTCGAACTGGTTTTTGTTCCGCGCTGCGATGCATGTCGTATCTGCCGCGCTTTCAGTCAGCACGTCGTTCGAATCGAAGATACCGAATTTCGGGTTCGCTTCGCACCACGCTGCGAGGCCGTCCTGCATGATTGTGTCGCGAAGAGCAGCTTCGTGCGTCAGCCAATACCAGTTCTTGTCGTAGTCGTCGATCAGCGCCAGTTCGGCTTGCATGGTGGCAGCATCCACTGCAACGGCATCGTCGTAATATCCGCCCTTGATTTCGAGCGGGCGCGGGTTCTGCGAAAACGCCTCCAAGGCGGCGATGTAGAGATCGTCGGTCGTAGCGTACCCGTCGTCGAGGATCTCCTGCTCGTCAGAATAAGAGCGGGTCCGCAGAGTAGCATCGAGCAGTCCAGCTTGAGCGACCGAGGTTAAAAAAAGTGGGATGCCAAAGCCACGCCGGGAAGGGAATCTGTCCCGCCGGGTGACCGTGACTTGCATCGTGCGCGAGTAGGGAAGCGGTCGTTGAGTCATATTTTATTATCTGTTCTATTTTATATGCGTTGATAATCTGCGGAAGCTTCCTCGATCACGTCAACGATTGCGCCGTCACGCTCAAAGGCGCGAATTCTGAGATTACAGACTGCCCGGCGCTCCCAGGCGTTTTCTACCCATTCGGCCATAACGGCAACGTCCGTCATTTCGTGCACCATCGCGGTCTCGGTGATGTTTTCATTCAATTGGGAAAATTGAACCTTCGACTGCAAAATACGTAGCGGCGTGGCGCAATCTTCGCCATACCCATTAAGGAGGAAATCCCATTCACGTTCAATCTCCGGTATCGAGAATTTTTCCTGTTTTCCCGCGACGTTTAGCGACGGAAGGTCAAACCAAGCGAAATTAGAGGGGTGTTCGTGCGTTGCGCGCACGAGTACTAATTCGACCATGAGGTAAACCTGCGGCGGCCGCACGCCACTTTGATGATCCCGGATTACCGTGAGCCCCGTCATGGCTTCGAGCCATGCGCAAACGGCTTCGTGAATCTCCTTGTTCGTGAGCGTCGCGGGAACGAGCTCAACTGTGGCCGTGGACGCAAAAATAATTGCACCGAGCGCGAAAGCAGCTTCGCCGTCGGAATTATTGGCGTTGATGGCCGTCGCTGAAAACGCAACGACACCAAGGGTAAACGACGCATCCGCTTCATAGGGTTGATAACCTGACCCGGCAAAATCTATCGCGCCAAGTATAAAACTGGCGTCAGCGTCTTGATCTGGAATGTTTTGACCAGCAGTCGCTGAAAATGAAATAGCGCCGAGTCCGAACGAGGCTGACGCTTGATACGGATGCTCAGCGGTCGCAGCGAACGTGACCGCACCCAGCGTAAAATCTGCGTCTGCGTAATAAGGATGCTCCGCAGTCGCTGCAAACGTGATCGCACCTAAGGTAAACGACGCGTTGCCATCCGAATTCGAGCCTGCCGCTGGTTCTTTCAGCGCGATCGCGCCCATGCCGGTTGCCGTGGCACCACCCGTCATATTGACAGTCGTGCTGGTCGCCGATGGCGTCACCTCGCTGGCATCGTAAACGAACGTCAGCAGCGTCGAATCGTCGATGAATTCTGTACCATCCAGATTGAGCGCAGCGCTGTAATTGCTCGCGCAGGCCAGAAGCAGATCGGTTGTCTCTGTCGCCAGAGTGACCGATGAATTTCCGCCACTGGTCCCGACTCCACTGTCTCGCTTGAAATCACCAGAATTGATTCCTTTGACGTAGACCAGAATAAGCTTGCCGCCATTGTTGCGCGCGGCCGCGTTGCTCCACGCCCAGGCAAGAGTCTGAGATCCTGT